TTTTAAACTGACGGCTGATAGTGTCGGTTGGATTAAACAGACCTTTCATGCCTTCAACCAAACCAGCATTAGCAGCTGGGTTGACCGTTGCGTAACGTGGCGACATCACAGCTGCGTTTTCGTTCAGTTTCTGCTGAGCTTGCAGCAGAACGAGCGAAGTCGATGGGGTGGTGCCTGGGGTGCCAACTGTGTTAGCGATTGCTTTGTATGCGTTAGCAACGTCAGCATCGATGCTTGAAGCCAGCTGAGAAATACGAGGCTTCAGAACACGCTCTGCGAAGTCATCCAACTGCATGGTGAGTTCGGCGGAGGTGAAGTTCACGCCGATGTGCTTCTGCGAAGCAACAGTCAGTGTGGTGAACTGTTCGTTGTCGTCCTGAACTTGCAGGGCGGCACCGTCAGTCACCAGCGCACGATCCGGTAAACGGATACGCAGTGTGGAACCAATTTTTGCGCCTTCAACGGCGAAAGAATCGTCGTACTGACGATTGACGTTACGAGTGATTACCAGGTTGTTCTCGAGGATTTCGAGAGCCTTACGGGTAATCATGTCGATGGTAAGAATCGAGTTTGCCATGATTTATCCTAAAAAAATTAGCGGTTACGTTGAGCTTCCCACTTCTTGATTTGACGCTGGCGCTCTGCCTCAATCCACTCTGACGTACTCATGTTCTTGATAGAACGTGGGTCAGTCGTGTCATAAGACGGCGCACCAGTGCCACGACCACTAATTGGTGCTATCGGTGGTGGGGCGCTTGTCGTTTTCTTCAAAATCGGTTCGGAAGCAATCTTGGCCTCCAATTTGCCGATCTCTTTGGCCTGCAGAATAGGCGATAGGCGTGAAATCCGACTAGCTTCATTCGGGTGTGAGCCCAAGTAGTAAGCGAGTTCGGGGCCGATCTCAGAAGCCTGAATAGTCTCAGCCATCGCGTTCGTGATCGGCAGTGCAGGGTTGTATGCGACTTGCTCAAAGTCTTCATACTTAGCCCGCGCGTCCTCTTCACGATCTTGATACGCCTCAAGCATACTCATGCGTTCACGATCAGCTTCACGCTTGGCCAACAATTCCTCTGCCTTGCGTATAGCCAGTGCATCGGCATACTCATCGACAGAATTGAAATTTTCGACCGGTGGGAGTTCGGCAGGTGCGGCAGGCGCTTCTTGCGCTCGACGTGCCTGTTCTCTTTCCCACTTACGCTGTTCTCTTGCAAGCCGCTTGCCAATCGCAGCATCGAGCTCTTCTTGTGTGAAGACTTTAGCTGGTTTTGGCTCTTCAGTTTCCGGCGCAATTGCTTCGGGTTCCGGTACTGCCGTCGGTTCCGGTTCCGGCGCGGGCACTGCCGCTAGATCATTTTGTACTTCGTCAGACATTGTCGATTCCTAAAGAATCCCAGGTGTGCCGCACCTGTGCGGTATTTCGATTTACTCGTAAATAACTGTTGCGTTTACTGTACCACTGATTACGACATAAATGCCATTTCTAGCATACGCACCGTCGAGCGGCAGCAGGTATGACGTGGCAGCAGCCGGCGTAAACGTTCCCAAAATTGTGGTGGTCGTGGTCGCTGCAGCTGAGTCGTAGACAGTAATGGTCGGGGTGCTAGAAGCTGCGCTGACAAAAATACCCTTCAGCTTACCCGCCATCGGTTTAATGTTGGCCGAAGCCGTAATGTAAGTGTAATTTGCCATAATTAGCCCGTAGTATTTTTAACTAAAACCAAAATAAACATGCAAGACACGCCGTTATTAGCCGCGCTGCCTACGCCTGTGGCCTCAATATCCGTCTTTTCCGGTATAAGTATTGGGTACTCAAACGCATAATCTGCTACGCCGTTATTGACCGTAGTTACCGCTGCTGTGCGACGAATACGGTCAGTGCCCGCGGTCAACAACCGCCCGCGCACTTGCGTAGAACCTGAAGCCTGACCTGCTGAAAAAAGTCCTTGAGCTAGATAACCTGTGTACCCCGCAGGGATCGTATAGTGGCCGGTTACGGTGTTGTTAAAATCATATTTAATGATGTTGTAGACCGTAGCAGGCACGCCGGACGTAACCGTGCCGGTACCCATGTAAATGTCGCCAGCGGCTGAATTAGTACTGCCTGCGGTGGCAACATACGCGTAATTGACGCGAAGAAAAAGGTTTGTCGTTAAAACCTCAGTCTGGCCGTTCAACGTCACCGTTTCCGATACTTCTGTGTAGTCGCCGCGTAAGCCTTGAATAACGATCGTGCGTGCGCCCGTGCCTGCTGCTGTATCGTTAGCATTGGTAGAGCTTACTTTCATCTGCAACGCAGCAGCAGGATGCGAAATAATAGATGGCAGCGGCCATACCGTTACCTCAGACGTGTCTACGTCGGGATTGTAGCCAAAGACTACCACCGACCGATGATCGGGGACTTCACCGCGTGAAACTTGCAGTTCAAACGGCTCGTTTTTACCAAACTTGGTCTGAGATACGGGTATCGTCATGCAAGGAACCTCAGTTTGTACAGCGTTGACATGTACAGACCTTCAATTTCATCGATAATGTTGTGGATTGCCGTGCAGTCCTTATCGACGACCTTGTAGCGCGCAGAATGTATTTCGTCCAGCTGGTCTTCTAAAAACTCAACAATGTTGCCCTGCTTTTTAGCAGACTGCAACGAAATGGGGCCAATCAGGCCGTACTTGCCCTGATAAGCTTCAGCAAACTTGTCCGCTAGATCAACAATACCGTCGTAAAACTTCTGCAACGCCTTGTGCTTGGCGTAACTGCGGGTGTTCAGATGCACTGAATGAGCCACATCACGACCCAAAAACAGCGTACCTACAAAGTCTGCGGCGTTCATAATTGCGGCTCCTGAGGCGGCATATTCATCATTTCTGGCGGCATTTCAGCCGATTCAGGTGGGATCATACCCATTTCAGGCGGCATTTGCTGCATTTCTTGCGGCATTCCCTGCGGCATGGCCATGTCGCCCATCAGCTGCTGACTTTGCTGCTGCATCACCAAGTCGCCTGTGGTCATCACATCACGCAGAGTCTGCATGACGACTTCTTGCACCTGTTCGGGGTTCATGGCGCCAGAGACAGCGGTAAGCCGCTGCGTCTCGGCTTGGTACGCCTTGATCTCGGCTTCAAAGTTCTTGCGCTCCAAGTCCTGCACTTCGACCGACTTGCCGACGTTTTGCAGCATCTGCTGGAGCTGATCCAGCTCTTGACCCATCGCCTCGATCTGCTGCTTGGCCATCTGCATCTCGGGGCTGTCGTCCGAACCATCGCCCAGCACTTTCGGGTCGATGACGCGAGCAAACCGCTCGGCCATCTCTTGGGCGCCTGGCCAATCCATGTTCTTGATGAACAGGTCGCCGGCGACTTGCCAGAGCTGCGGGTTGCTTTGTAAGATCATACCCATCGCGTCTAGTGCCTCCTGACGCTTGGTCATGTAGGACGGCCCGGTGGTCACCACGACGTCGTACTTACCCACGCCGGGGTTGTATATCTTGTCGATCTCGATGTTGTTTTGATCCACGATCTTCTTGACCGGCATCGGTTGGGTGGGGTCAAGCTTGACCATGTCGGTGTCGCCATCCACGCCAATGATGCGGGCAACCCGCTGGGTGTCGTAAATCTTCGGGATCAGGTCAACAATCTGGCGAGTGACGTGCCTAATAGCCCGCGCCAGATTGTCCACGTAATGATAAGTGCCAGTGTCAGACTGACGCTCGCGCGCCATAATCGCCTTGCCCGAACGCTCATTCGATGTCGCTCCAAGACTAGTGTCGTACTGCCCCGTGGTCGACTTGATGTCGTCCGAAGCGCCCATCTTGGCCTGAATTAAGCCGGTCTGCGGCAGCGGTGGGGCAGCACGTTGCGGCAACGGCAGGACAGCTCCAGAGCCGTCTGTGACATCCGGGTTGACCTCCAAATACGGCCAGTTCTGCGTATTGGCCGTCTTCCACTGCATTTCGTAGCCTTCAAACTGGCCGCCATAGCCAATGAACGGCGCTTTGGGCGCCAAGGCCAGCATCTCGGCCTCTTGGCTCGTCCAGTAGTTGTACATGCGCTGGGCGTCTTTAGCGTTACGCACCAGACCCGACACGTACAGCTTGCCGTCGACTTCAAACTCGTTACCAATGACGCGCACGACCGGAATCCACTTGCCAACCCAATCCTGCTCTTCCAACATCTCGTAGCCGTTGGTCTTGCACCACTTGACCCGCTTGGCGTGTACCTGACGCTTACGCACGGGCTTAACACCCATCTGCTTCATCTGGCGAGCTTCGGGCGAGCCTTCAAAAGCTGTCACGTTACCGGGATACAGGTTCAGCGTCGCGTTGTCGTACTCGACGTAGTAATACTCGGCGATACGCACGGTGTCTTGATTGATCCAGACTGAGATCGATTGGTCGCCCACACCCTGCGCCTGCAAGGTCGAGATAGGGCTTGCGTTGGGGAACATGCGCTCGTATTCAGCGCGCTGCAGGTCTTCGGTAATGAAGCACCACTTAGCATCCGCACCGCAGGGGTCTTGGATGGTCGGATCCATGTAGACCGAAAACGAGTTGCGTACCCGTGAAATCTTGATGTCCTGATCGAACGTGTCGTCATCGCAATACTCGGTCAGGATGCGGATGTAACCTTCGCCGTAACTTACTTGGTTCTCGCAGGCGGTGTCGTAGGCGACGTCGGCATCCGAGATGTACTCGATGTGCCTGACCATGCCGTTGTAGATTTCGGCGACTTCTGGGTCGGCGTTGTCGTCAGCGGGTATAACTTTGCCGCTCGGACGGTTTTGTCTTTGGTCGTTCGTAACTTGTCGGACATGTTGCGGCAGCTTATTGATCGTCAGTGTCGGGCGGGCGTTGATCGTCTGCCCTTGCACTGCACCGCGGGTCGCCAGCACGTCAGCAGGCCACTGCCAGTGGTTGTCCGGCGAGCCTGCATAGAAGCGCAGGTCGTCTAGTTCGTCTTCCCGGCTCTCAGACAGCGCAGAAATCGCCATTTGCAGGCGCTTTCGCATGGTCGACAACACATCTTGTGTGTCTTTTTTGATGTCGTCGGGCGGTGGATTTCCACCGATATCGGCGACTTTTGCTGCCTTATTTATGCCGGTATAGTCCATTTACTTCATCTTTTTCGCTGGTTTGGCGGCTGCGCGCTTGGTCGCATACGCAATCGCAACACTTTGTTTCACCGATTTTCCGGATTTTACCTCGGCCTTGACGTTTTTACGAAAGGCTTCTTTGCTTGATGACTTAACGAGCGGCATTATCGCACTCCCATAAACTGTCGTAATTGTTTGACATACTCTAGCTGTTCAGGTGTTGGCGTTAGCGCCGATGGGTCACCCGACAGTATGCGTGCGGCCAGAGTCTGCCGTATATCGTCAATATTACCTGTTCCGTAGGTTGAAAACGCTTTTTCTTGTTCGGGCGTCAACGCGTATCGGGGTGACGGTAACATCCCCCGGCGCATGTGGACGCGGGCGGCTTCGTTTAGTTTGACCGCTTCACGTTCTTGCGGCTTTAACGTGCTGTACGGATTCAAAATAATCTTATCGTCTTCCGCTGCCATACCCGCTACGTTCGGGTTCTTCTTAAAATACTCTAATTCCGATTCAAACGGCTCGCGCATACCCACGCCATACACGCCTTCGGGGTATCCTGTCACGTTGCCGGGCATCTTACTTCCCCTTTTTAGCCGTTTTGGCCGATTGCTTGAAGTCTTTGCTGGTCGGCGCGCCAGGCGAGCCGGGTTTGCGCATTTTTTCGCCCGATCCGGCCTTAATTCGCTCGCGTTTAGCGTGTATTGCAGCGTACAACCCTGGGTCACCTGGCTTTTTCATTAGCATTTCCACCTTTTTAATGAGGCTTTCGCCCGTTCACCGTCTTTAGCCTTGGCAGCAACGGCAGACATCCGCGCACAAAAGGATTTTTTGCGCGCTTCATCAGCCTTCGTCTTCGGGTGGGGCGCCGGTGCCTTCAAGTTCGAGCCTGTCTCGCGGTTGTACTTCTCCCGCCCCTTGGCTGTTAGGCCGGCGCCCTTGGAGACCGGTAGCTTCTCGCCCCGGCCAACGCTTAACGACACGCCTTTTTTCGTTGCCATCACGCCCCCATCCAACCAGTTGCAGCGACTGTTCGCTGCTGGTACCCATCGCTGCGTTTCGTTGCCCGCTCGTACCCCGATTCGCGGCTTGCCACCGGGAACGCGAACGTCACTGCCAGCGCGTCGGCTGCGTCCGGTGACGCGAGGCCACGTGACTTCATCTCTTTCTTGCCTTCCAAATAGATCGTTCCCGACGAGTCGGGCTTCTTCATCGGGCCGGTCAGGTCGGCTTTTAGCTGCCTATCGTTGGGGATGCTGGCTGTCTTTAGCCAATCCTTCATCGCGCCCCACATCTCAGCACGCTTGTTGCCCCACATGACGGGCTTGCTCGACTTCCATCCGAAGTTCACTCCACGCACCTTGTATCGCTGTTCTTTTAGCCTGTCAAGTACCCCGTAGCCCAGACCACCCTCGTCAATCACGGTCAGTGCCGGGCGGTACTCTTCAATTGCATCAATCACTCGGCCAACGGTCGTCATCGTGTCCTCGCCGTGGTACCGCTTGATCGCTACCAGGTCGCGGCCCTGTCTGACGACGATGACGGTTGCGTCCGCGCCACCTCGAGCTGGGTCAACGCCGACAACAACTGGCGCCGTCTCGTCCTTGTAGCGTGGCCGGTTGGCGGCATCGTCGACAGCAGACGCACCAATAAACTGATCTTCGCCAGCCGATGGGAATTCACCGTAGACCTCAACCCTAGCCTGTGGCGAATCCTCGCCATACTCCGCAATGATCTGCTCATATATCTGCTTGTCCGTGTCCTCGACCGTTCGCGAGTCAATATTCTCCGTGTGCCAAAAGTTGCGCTTGGCGTGGAAGCACTCGTAGAAGTAGCCTTGATTACGCCGAGGGTTACTAAACGCGAACCAGTACCTATCCAGTATTGGTTCCGTAAAGAAGCCCGCACCGACCGACCAGATGGCGTCGGGGATACCGCTTGCCTCGTCGAAGATCAGCATCATGCCGTCGTGGTTGTGGACACCCGCGTAGCTGTCGGGATTCTCTTCCGACCAGAGCTTGCCCTCAGCCGCCCAGTAGCGCGTACCTTTCTTCAAGTCGCGCTCGACCAACTCCGTGATCCACTTAGCCGGAATTAGCTTGGTTGCGCTAATCTCCCACCAGTGGCTGTTAATCACCATCGCCTGCCACTTGGTCAGTTCACCCCATGTGACCGACCGGAGCTGCGCTTCACTGTTGGCGCTGACGATGACTGAGGAGCCGATGCGGGTGGACAGCATCCACAAGACGAGCCATGACACTAGCGCGGACTTACCAATCCCTCGACCGGACGCGACCGCTGTTCGCAGCGCATCCATGTCAATCTGACCCCGATTGTTTCGGATGTGCGTGGCGATCCTGCGCAGTATCTTGCGCTGCCAGGTGCGCGGGCCTTTGAACTTGGCCAGCGGCGTGTTGGGTTGCCCCCACGGGAACGCGAACAGCACGAACGCCTCAGGGTCGTCAGCAATCGTCGGCGCCCAGAGGCGCGTCATTAGGAGCTGCTCGCCCTCGGCGTCATAGATCGGCTGTTGCGCCATTATTTAGGTAAAAATATCATATCGTCAGACAACCCCATATCGCGCGCGGATTGCAGTATTTGCATGTACTTATGCGCGCCCATATCGCGGGGGCGGGTGGACAGCATGTCTTTAACTACAGAATACATTGCGGGGTTGTCTTTCCATTTGCGGGTCTGCTCTCCCACCGCGTCATTGTACCCAGATACTAAAGAAAACCCGGCCATAGGGTCTGGGTCGTACTTGTCGTCAAGGCCCCTATGGGTGACGCGCAACGCACCTGACTTTAGTAAGGCGTCAAAGTTTAATGGCCGGTAATCGGCGACCAAGTCTTTATTGTTGCTGGTTAACCCGGCGTATTTATCAAAATCTGTAATGCGGCGCAGATTATTGATTGACTCGGGCGCGAGTGCGTTCAGTGGCATTTTCCAGATACTCCGGTTGCTGTTCCGTAATCAGCCCGTCCAAGACGCGTTCTTGTGCTTGTTGCAGCGCCTGCGTGATGCTGATCTTGTTCGTGATGTCGACGCTAATCTCTTGGCGGGCCGTCCAGCCGTGGGCGTGCTGCAGGATGGCAAGTGCGGCCTTGCTGTCGCCAGCGCGGGCTGCGTTGCGCAGGTGGGCACTGGCCTCCATCTCGCTGTCGGCGCGGCCCTTCAACGCAGCCATGTCCGCTGCCGGGTCAAGCTCGCACAGCTGCCTGAACTCGGTGGGCAGCATGCCAGCAGCCAAAGCAAGCGAGTCGCCTTTAAGTCCAAGCGCAGCCGCGTCATAGATGGCCTGAAGCCTGGCTTCGGTCGCCTCGACTTTGCGCGGGGTGAACGGGATGGATTTGAACATGGCTGCATATTAGCGCATTTGCGTGTGATGTCAATTTGTGGGCAATGTGGGCT